GTACGCCATGTTCTTTTCAGCGTCAGGAGTTACTTGTACTAGTTTTACTGTCATTCTGTTTTAAACGTTTTTTAATAATTCTTGCATAAGTAACCTCTGCTTGAGTGTAGTACTCAGGTCTTAATTTGGCAATCTTTATTAGTTTTTTAGCGGCTTTCTTATCGTTCAATGTCATTTTCTTTAACCATACGCTAGTATTTATTACTAGTGATAGTAGAGTTTAAAGAAGTCGATAAGGCCTTCCGTATTTAGATTACCTCTGGTTATCCATTCATCAGCACACTCATAGAGGGCACCATTGTTTGAATTTGTGGCAACATTTTTGAGAAGAACGGATAGAACTTCTATTCTAAAGTCGAATTCAGTCCGATCCATCATCGTACATTTCATCATAGTCAAGTGGGGAAGCAGAAAATGCCTGCTCGTTTTTGTAAGCATCTACATCTGAATAAACTTCAGATTCTAATTCATCAACCACCTCTTTGAGAGCCATGAGTAGAACTTTTAGTTTTCCTTTGTTCATGTTGATTACTTTTTGAGCTAATTATAATACAAAAAAAGAGGGGTGTAAACCCCTCCCCTTTTATTTTAACTCTTGCCATACAAGAGTCGTGTTTCAGCGTAGATGATCGTTAGAAATACTACGCTTGCGGCGAGAATTTCTATTGTGACCAGCATTACACACCTCCAGCTACTTTCTTAGTAACTTTGAGACCACGATACATTAAATCATGGCGCTGCCTCTTAGCAGCTTCTGCGAGTACCTTTGCATTGTACTCATTGGTGTCATACTGGACACCTCGGTATGTGACTTGTGCCATTTGGTTTCTCCTAAAGTAATTGGACTTTGCACCTTTAACTCTTTCGAGTGATCCGTGTTCCCGTTCCTTCAGTCGGCTTTTGCGTCCTTAGATTTAAAACACATAGGATTAGTATGTGCTACCACAACCCTTGCTATCTCTAATTGCTCAGATTTATCAGGATTATTTCTTGCAATGTCTATTAGTTCAGCAGCTTGCTCACAATCAAGTGGTGCTCCTATAGCTATTAAACTGAGAAGAATTTGGTACATAAGGATGAACGAACCCGTTCCGAGTCGGCTTACTTGCGTCCGATGATATAAGCATCACATTCACCTGACACTTTGGTTCTCAAGTAATCTATAAGATACTCGTGAGCATCAGAGTTAAGATTCTTATCGCTAAGTATCTCAATTCTGTTTCGATTCCATTCTGAACAAGACATTTCCCAGTGGGAAGCATTGTGTTCAGTAAGGAGTGATGCCAGTAGTGTGAGTTCTATCATTGGATGAACGACATGTGTTTATATTAACACATTCACATTATATAGGCAAGCAGTTATGTATTTTCTGATACAGAATTAGGGTTTTCCCCATATTTGTCAACTAACTTATCAATAAAAGTCTTTTTTCCACTTAATTTGTTTATTTCATACATGGTAGACTTCATATATTTTTTCATTTTTTTATATTTCTTAACGACTTTCTTCATTTCACTCATGTCAACAGTATAGTTTTTCAAGTCCTGTTGAGGATCATTGATGTCAGGCACTAGTATCTCCTCCTCTCACTCTTCTCTTTTTCTTTGTTGGTGATTTAACAGCCACGTTCCATAAAGTAGGGTTGACAGTTCCAGATGTCCAATCCATTCTCTGAATAACATTCTTTCCAAATGCATCATAGTAAGAATCAAACACTGCAACTCTACTTCCCATTACAATGTCACTCCATTGTTTCTCTTCATTCTTGCATGAAATCAACCATGATGTGGTAGGCAAAGTTTTATCCTTTGCGGCTTCTACCCCACATCCATTACAAATTACAGTGACACCATTTTCTTTCATGCCATTGACTTGATTCTCAGTTAGAACCTTTGTGGTCATGATCTTCCACCCCAGTGAATATCTGGATAGGCCTCAGCTATAGTATCCTTAGTTAACTTATACTTCTCTTTCAATCTCTTGTCTTTTGTTAGACAAATCAATTCTGCTTCCTCAGCATGAAGTCTCTCTAGAAGTTGAATAAACATATTTTCTCTTCTTAGATTAGGTAAAGGATCATTACCACCTTTTACATAGTGATATAGATTCTTATACTCTGAGGTCAACTGATTGTGATCTGTGCCCTTTGGTGCCTCATTAGGACTATAAGGTACGTCTCCCTCTGGGAGCATACTCTTTACACTCTCATCATAGTTCCATATCAATATAGCACGAATCGCAGGGGAATCATACTCCTTTAATATTTCGATCTTTTTAACTTTAGACCTTGCCTTTGATACAGCATCAAGAACTTCACTGATCAATGGGTTGGGTGGCAATTTTGTTTTAGTCGCAGCCATAATTAATCTTCTTCCTCCAAGTAGTAATCATTTTCATCGAGTACGACACGAACAGCTGTAAGTTCGGTCTGGATCAAGTTTCCTTCTTGATCATACATCTCTGGATGAGATGCAATTTGAGCATTTTTAAGAACAGTATATTCGCTCCACTTTTCGCAAGCGAACCATCCGACAATGATACCTAATAGTGTACCACCAATGGCAAACAATGCCGAATAAACAATAGTTACTTCTAACATGTTCTAATTAGATCTGTTTTATTTAGTAAGTTTTTTACGATTCTTTGATCCTTTTCTTCTGCCTGGTCTCTTATCATTTTGATACTTCCATGCATCAGTAAGTATTTTGTTTAGATAATCTCTTATCTTTCTTGCGGTAGGTTTCCCAAGATAGTTGTAAGCTTCTCGGATTTGTTTATGATCAGAGTCACTTCCTCCCTCTAGATATAAATTCAACTCATCAACAGTGGTCTGAATGTTCTTTGCGGTTACACTATCAACGAACTCATCTACAACTGGCCTCTTGACTTCGTTTGATCGTAGATAACGATACATATCAAAAGTATATACTTTACTTACAAAAACATTATCAAGCACTTGTTCAACGATGTCAAATAAATCTACTTGTGTTTTCTTCATCAGATAATTTTGTTTTCTCTTAGATATCTTATTGTGTCGGTGCAACCACCTAGTTTGTTCCCATCCATAATGATCTGTGGGAATGTAGAACCAACACCAAATTCGTCATAGAACTCATCTTTACTAAAGTCCTCATCTAATTTATATTCGGTAAATTGAAAATCTTTACCTACAAGGACTTGTACTATTGCAGAACAATAGGGACAACCTTCTTTTGAGTATACAGTAAAGTTCATTCTGTTTCTAACCAGATGATATAGTCATCAGGATCAACCATTGACCTATAGGGTGATTGGCCTATAGGTTTTCTTTGTAAGACATCTCGTTCCATTTTAATTTCAACTAATTCAGTAAGATCTTTTACAGAGTTAGACATTGATTGATACCCTACACCAACAAAAATTTGTCCTGCCATAACGGCAATGGTTGCAGCTCCCCAGAATAGATAATATTTACTTGATTTCACTTGATGTTTAAATTTTGACACGGATTTCATTCTTTTTTC